GCCAACGGGTGTCTCATCATCATACGAAGGCGAGCTAGGCCGCGACGGTGCATCTCCTGTAGCCTGGTGCGACCGATACCGATTTGACTCTCCAGTTCCCGCCAGCTTGGGGGCTCAGACACCATGCGAGCAACCAACACTTTTTTAGTTGTTGCATCTAAATATTTATCCATGTATTCATAAAGTTGCTCAATGTTTTGATCCTCCTCGTAATCAAAAACAATAGGATCTGCAATTAACTCTAGGATTGTCGCATCGTCAACATTCTGCACTGTTCTATCAAGGCTGGTGACGCTGTAGCACTGTTTGAACGCATTGGACAAACTTTCTGGTTTTATATTTAACTCCAATGCAACTTCACTTAGCTTTGGCGTTCTTCCTAGCTTTTGCGCTAGCTCATGTGATGCTCGATTGGCGCGATAGAGCAACTCATGTAGCGCTGTTGGCAGTCTGATAATTGCATCACTCTGAAGCAGTGCCCTGCTAATCCCCTGGCGAATCCACCAGTAGGCGTAGGTGCTGAACTTGTAGCCTCTTGAATAATCAAACAGCTCAACGGCACGCGCTAGACCGATATTGCCCTCTTGTACCAGGTCCATGAACTCAAGCGTCTTGCGAGTGCGCTTTTCGTATTTACGCGCAACGTGAATGACAAGCTGCAGGTTGGCGCGGATGAACTGCTGTCTAGCGCGTTCGCCGCTGCGGTACTCCCGTTGCTCAATTTGCGTCAATGGCTCGGTTTTATTTTTCAATTCTCTCCATTTGGCCACACGGCGCCCAAGTTGTATCTCCTGCTGTGGCGTAAGCAATGGTTGCTTGGCAATATCGTTGAGGTAGTCCTTGATGGAATCAGTCATGGGTAATCCTTTGGTTCACACAATGGAAGCACAATTCCACGGTGCAGCCAATGCAAGCGCATTGCGAGCACTACACGCCAAGGGCGACTGGAATGGGTTGCTGGAGTATGCGCTGCTGCTAGCCGAGCAGGAAGCCAGCCAGAAGTCGCAAATCCACTGGCTGGCGCGAGAGGCGATGAGGTCATGCAGCGTCCAGGAATGGCATCGAACAGCGGCTAGCGAATTGCTTGCTGGCAGAGACTAACCTGTCGTTGTTGTAGCTACCCGTCACGGCGTAGCTCAAGGCAGGCTTGCTGCTCATGCGCCAGAACACCATCTGCCCAATCTTGAGGCCTGGATAGATCGGCAGCGGCTGCAGTTGCCGTGCGTTCTTCAACTCCAGCGTCAATGCACTGCCATGCCAACCAGGATCGGCGTAACCGGCGTGCAGGTTCTCGTAGCCTTCGCGTGCGCGGCTGGATTTAAGGAAGAACAACCCGGCAATGTCCTCCGGCATGTGGAACACCTCAATCGTCTGCGCCAAGATGAACTGCCCTGGCACCAGCTCGTAAGGGTGCTCGACGGTATAGCCGCTGATGTCCAGCGGGATCATCTGGTGTGATGTGACCGATTCAAGCATGATCAAATTGCCAACACGCAGATCCAAACTCGCTGGGTTGACTAGTTCTGGCTGGTAGTGCTGCACCATGGCATGGTCAGCAATCAATTCTTGGATCTCGGTGTCGCAGAGAATCATCGTGTTGTCGGCTTTGCGCCGCGTTTAGGTGAACGTTCAAGCTCTGCAGCCATCTCAGCCGCAGCGCGCAGCATAGTGCTTAATGGGATGCCACGGATTGACCTTTCGGACATGTAACGAATTGCAAGGCGGTAACCATGTGAAGCGTTGCCATTGCCCAAATGCCGCGCCATTGCAATTTCTTCATCTGTCACCCGGATATTGAGCGTCCGGTTGCGGGCTGCCATTGCCCTGGCGGATGGATTTAAGACTGTTGTCTGTGCTGGCATGGTTAATCCTTGATGTGCGACCACCGCTTGCCATTGACAATGCGGTAAACCGTTGATGGATGGATGCCGTACTGCTTGGCAATCACCTTGTAGGTGTTATCCCGTGCAAGGCGGCGGATGTCACGTACATTTTGCTCTGTTAAAACGGCGAGGTTATTGTCCTCGCCGCGCTTGATTTGCCTTGGATGCGTTTCCGTAATTGGGTGCAAATAGGTTTCAACTGTGATATACCGCTCTTTGCAATCAAGGCAACGGCAATACCGTTTGGTTGTGTTGCCTTGATGCTCAGTGCATGTAACCCTCGTGTTTTTGCTTTTGCAGGTTCTACAACGCATTAAGTGGTTCGTTGAATACAGCATCAACCGCTAGACGATCGCAATACCATTCGGCCTTGCAATAATCCTGCATTGGGCTGCCTTTATGTTCAGCGCGCCAGAGGTACTTGATCACCTGGCCTTTGCAGTATGCTTTGAACCCGTCAGGGCCTAGTGCGGCCCTGATCGCGTCAATGCACTCGATGTCGCCTTGCTTGTAGTGGTCAGGGTTGATTGGGTCGGTCATTTGGAAGCACAGATTGCAAGGTCTGGGAACTTTTCGACATCCACTTGGATCCCGCTGGCTTGCAGTTGATTACAGGCAAGGGCAAGCCTGACGCTGTTTTCAACAACAGCACGCTTACGGATTGCGGCTTGTACTGCGTTGCAGTCTGCCTGCCCACCAATTGGCACTGAGAAGCCGATAGCTCCTTGTACTCCGTACTGATTGCTGTAAGAGTTGGTGGTCAGCGTCGAAGCGGTGGCAGTAAGAGTTGGCCCTTGGCAGGTCACAGAGTCAACAGAGACGCCGGATTGCGATGGGACAACATTGATCCAATCGGGATAGCCGATGTAGTTGTTGGTGTTAGAGGTAGAGACGGAACTCAACCCCCCTGAAGCACTTCCGCTGGAAATGTTTACGTTGCTGCCGGTTGTAGCGGTAGCGGTTTGGCTATTAGTTTGGCTGTTGCTCTGATTGTTGGTCTGTTGCTGGGAGCCGTTGCGGTTGTCATCCTTTCCGCCAGAGGCAATTGCAGGCCAAGGCGTAACGACTAGTGCCACGCAGACAAGAGCAGAATTCAGTGCTTTGTTCATTGGTTTGGTTCGGGCTGCATAAGTTCCAATAGAGTCAGCAGGTGCGCAGCAAAAGCGGTGTGAGTCATGACGGCATGGGTGCCCGGAGGCACCCCATAGCTGTCACGCCACCACTCGTCAAAGGCTGCTTTGATGGTGGCTTCGTTCATCTCTTGACCTCGCCAATCGCATCGGCTAGCCGGTGAATTGCAGCGCCTTGTATTTGAGCCGCAATTAACTCAGGATGCGCTTTTGCATATCCTTCCCCAAAGTTTTCATCAATAGCTTCTGCAATAATTTCAATAGAGTAAGCAAGATCAAGGAATCTAGATTTAATCAAAATGCCACCTCCTCAGATTGAGCGCCACGAGGCAGGAACTCAAACCGCTGCACGCTGAAGACATGCTTGCTGCGTTTGGCAGCAGTTTCCTTGTCTGCCCACTCTTGGCGGCGGATGTTGCCGGTTACAAAGATGCTGTCGCCTTTTTTGCAGCGATCAACAATTAACTCGGCTGACTTGCCCCAAACCTCAATGTCGATTGCATTGTTGATCCAGTTGCCGTCCTTGTCCTTGCCTTCTTGGATGCCACCTGCAAAGTTGGCAACCATGGTGCCGCTGTCAAAGGTGCGCAGTTGTGGGTCGGTGATGATGCGAATGATGCCGGATGCGTAGAGGCTCATGTCAGTGGTGTAATGGAATTGGACTCTTCAAATGCCAGCACTTGCGCTAGCGGATACCGCACTCGTGGCGTACCAGCAGGAAAGCCAATACGTGGGATGGTGTAGTACCCAGGACCGATGTTGCGCGCGCGTTGGTTTTTAATGGCTGCTGGTTTCAGCCCCCAACGCGCTGCTAGCTGATCAGTCGTCAGGTATGGTTCAGTCATTGTCCCTCCAATTCGTCGGCGATTGCGAGCAACCTGAGGCGGTCGATGTTGGGTACCAGTGCAGCAGCTCGCAGGGCGGCGGCGAGGATTAGGTAGGAGTCCTTGCCAAGAAGCAGATTGCTGGCATCCAGCACCGCCTGCGCGGCGGGGGAGAGGCTAGTCATCAAACGGATCCTCCTCGGTGGTGGCAAAGCTGGCTTCTTTCTCCAAGGCAAGCGCCAGCAGGGTTTCCTGCTGCTCGCTGGATAGGTCAGCCTTGCGGGCTTCCATGCGCTCGGTCACCTTGGCAAGGGCTTCCATATTGGTCGCCTTTGCAATGGCAGCCTTGCCAGCGGTAAACACCTTGTCATCACCGGCTGGCACGGCGGTCACGGTGACAGGCTCGACAGCCTGCTCC